GTGGGGAGGGAGGCCGCCCGCCCCGGGTCTCCGGCCGGGCTGGAACAGCCCCAACCGCTGGCGGAAACAAAAACCGGCCAGCTCACTCTATTTTGATGGGAGGGAGCAGAATGCGGCAATCGCCGCCCCTTGGGAAGCGCACATGGAAGCCCGAGGAAGAAGAATATTTGATGGAAAAATGGGGGCAGATTTCTATTCCGGCCATCGCAAAGACACTCAACCGTACAACAAATGCCGTCAAAGTCAAAGCACAGCGCCTCGGCTTGGGTGCGGTACTGATGGCCGGTGAGTATGTCACTCTAAATCAACTCCTACTGGCAGTAACGGGAGGAAGCAGCTCCTACGGCTACAAAATGAAAAGCTGGGTCGAAAATCGTGGCCTGCCCGTCCATACGAAAAAGGTTGATCGCTGCAGCTTCCGCGTGGTCTACATAGACGAGTTTTGGGATTGGGCCGAGAAGAACCGCTCGTTTATCGACTTTTCAAAAATGGAGCCGATGGCGCTGGGAATGGAGCCGGACTGGGTCACGGAGCAGCGCAAGAAAGACTTTGAGGCATACGCCATCCAGAGGAAAGACCCGTGGGGCAAGGACGAGGACTCCCGGCTGAAGATGCTGCTCAGTAAGCACAGGTACTCATGGGCGGAAATTTCCGAGATGATGCACCGTTCTTGCGGTGCAATCGCGCGCCGCTGCCGTGACCTCGGCATCAAGGATCGCCCCGTTACGATGGAGCCGACCGGCAAACGAGGCACATGGACCAGCGAGGATTTTGAAATACTGGCAGACGGCATCCGCCACGGCGACAGCTACGCTGCCATAGGCAAGGCGGTCGGCCGTTCCGAAAAGTGCGTCCGATCCAAGGTCTACAACGATTATCTGACCGAGAACGCCGACAAGGTGCGGGAAATGCTCGGTGATGGCTCGTGGGGACACGGTGCACCGGAAATGGACGTCCGTCATGGCTTCTATATCTCCCGCGCCCGCCATCAGGTCAGGCGCGACCTATCCGCGCTGGCAACGGTCCTTCGTAAGCGCATGAACGACCTCGGCTACGATCCTTACTGGCAGCGGTTTATGTGCATGAATTGGGACGACATTGGCGGATGCTCCGCAGGGTGTACGGATTGCGACAGCTGCACAGCATTCCGGCGTATTCAGCCTCAGTATTGCGCACGGTGCGGCGGCACCTTCTACGAGCGCAAGGAAAACCGCTTCTGTGCGGCCTGCCGCACCGCGAGGAAGAAGCAGGCCCAGCGGCACTGGTGCCGCGTGAACGGCATGAGCCGAAGATACTAAACAGTCCCAGCCGAGGGGCAAAGCTCGGCATAAGAAAGGAGCATTTTATGGCAGAAATCAAGTACATTCCGGTTAAAAAGCTGTGGCAGCACCCTGATAACCCCCGCAAAGATTTGGGCGATGTGACCGAGCTGGCCGAGAGCATCAAGGTCAACGGCGTACTCCAAAACCTCACCGTTGTTCCGCTGATCGGGAAAATCACAAAGAAGTGGGACGGAGAAAGCTACCGCGTCATCATCGGCCACCGCCGCCTTGCGGCCGCAAAGCTGGCCGGTCTGGAGGAGCTTCCCTGCGTCGTGGTCGAGATGTCGGAGCGGGAGCAGCTGAGTACGATGCTCACGGAGAATATGCAGCGGTCTGATCTGACGGTCTATGAGCAGGCGCAGGGCTTCCAGATGATGCTTGACATGGGCGATACCGTCGAGGACATCGCGGAAAAGTCCGGCTTTTCCGCCACCACTGTCCGGCGCCGTGTGAAGCTCCTGGAGCTGGATAAGGACAAATTCAAGAAGTCCGAGGAGCGCGGCGTCAGCCTTTTCGAGTACATGGAGCTGGACAAACTGAAAAGCCCAGAACGCAAAAATGAGATGCTCGACTACATCGGCACCGAGAACTTCAAGTACAAGCTGAAACAGGCCATCGACGCCGAAGCCGCGGACGAGCGTAGGGCTTCGTGGGTGGAGAGGTTAAGCTCCTTTGCGACGCAGGTCACCGACAGAACCGGCTATAAGTTCGCCAGGAGCTTCTATGTCAACAGCGAAGTCAATGTAGAACGCCCGGAGGACGCAGATACCGTCGAGTATTTCTTCATCGTCGAAACATACTATATCACGCTGATGACCAAGGACGCACCGACCACCATCACTCCAGAAGAGGAAGCAAAAAAGAGTGAGGAGCAGATGAATCAGGAACGAAAGAATGCTGCCGAAAAGGCGTTGTCCGAAGCAACCGCCCGCGCCTACGAGCTTCGCGCCGACTTCGTGGCTACCGTTTCCGCAGCTGCCATCAAAAAGCGCCTTGTGGACATCGTAGCGCTGTGGGCCTACGCCGAATACTGGGACGATACCAGTTGGCTCACCGAAGAGGAAATCGCGCAGGCTACCGGCGCCGAGACCATTGCCGAAGATAACGAGGACGGCGAGGGCGATGCTGCATTTACGCTCCGGGCCGTGACCGACGCGATCGGCAAGACGCCTGAAAAGGCGCTCCTGCGAATGATCTATGCGCGCCTGGGCGACGGAAAGTCCGAGGGCTATTTCCACAGCTACTGGAACAGCTACACCATGAAGCACGAGGAAAACGAGAAGCTGGACCGCATCTATGCGCTGCTCGTCAAGCTGGGCTACGAGATGTCCGACGATGAAAAGGCGCTCCAGGACGGAACACATGAGCTGTTCAACGAGGAGACAGAGTGATGAACTGCACTATTCTGCAAGGCGACGCGCTGGAGCTGCTGCGGACGCTGCCGCCAGAAAGCGTACATACCTGCGTGACCTCCCCACCCTACTATAATTTGCGAGATTACGGAGTGGAGGGGCAGATCGGAAACGAGGGCAGCGTGGAGGAATACCTGCAGGCGCTTGTCGCTGTATTCCGTGAAGTCCGGCGGGTGCTGCATCCGAATGGAACACTGTGGGTGAACATGGGCGATAGCTATGCTACCAATTCGGGGAACCAGCCGCCGACGAACACCCGCAATTCCTGCGGACACACCGCAAAGCGCGTACCGCAGGGGTACAAGAAAAAAGACCTGATCGGCATACCTTGGCAGTTGGCATTTGCCCTCCGCGCAGACGGTTGGTATTTGCGGCAAGACATCATTTGGCAGAAACCGAACTGTATGCCGGAGAGCGTAAATGACCGATGCACGAAGTCACATGAGTACATCTTCCTGCTGTCAAAGTCAGCGCACTATTATTTCAACGCGGCGGCAATCAGCGAACCAGTTACATCAGCCAAAGGAAACGCAAGGATGTTTCGCGGCGGCGGAGCCTATACCGGCGGTCGATCTCACGACAACAGCGCACAGGTGGAGCGTGAGAGCCACGGGAACGCTGAAAACAAGACGGGGCGCAGGAGCAAGCGGAGCGTCTGGAGCGTAAGCACAAACGGATTCCGCGGCGCACACTTCGCCGTGTTCCCGGAAAAGCTGATTGAGCCGTGTATTTTAGCGGGTTGCCCAGAGGGTGGCGTTGTACTTGACCCATTTGCGGGCAGCGGCACAGCAGGCGTTGTGGCCAAACGCATGGGGCGCGGTTTTGTGGGATGTGAGATCGTTCCCTCGTATGTAGAAATGGCCGCCAGAAGAATAGCGGAGGTGGAGCGGAATGAGTAAAGCCGTGCTTATCAGCATTCGCCCCAAGTGGGTGGAGAAGATCGCCAGCGGTGAAAAGACCATCGAAGTCAGAAAGACCAGACCAAATTTGCCGACGCCGTTTAAGGCCTATATCTATTGCTCACAGGGCAACGACGCACGCAGACTGCGCGGCTCATGGGGCAAGGTCATTGGGGGGTTTACCTGTGACCGGATTTACAAGATTGACAAGGATAGTACGGATTTTCTTTTTAAGGCCGGGGGCCTATCCGTTTACAAGCAAGCTGCCGAAAAAAAGTGTGGCCTGTGTGTGGCTATGACAGACGATGAGTTGCACGGCTATCTTGGCCATTGCCAGGGCTACGGCTGGCATATCTCCGACCTGCGCATCTACGACGAGGCGCGCGAACTGAGCGAGTTTACCGGATTACGCAATACGAGATTCGGCGCAGCGCCATATGACATCAAGCGCCCGCCTCAGAGCTGGTGCTATGTGCTGGAGGATTATCATGCTTGAAATATGCCCCATGGCACTAAAAAGGCCAGCGCCTGGGCGTGCAGCAACGGACACTTTCACGGCCAATGCACGGCCTGCGGTTGCGTGGTGCCGAAATGAAAAGGAGTTTCTATGGAACGATTTGAAAACCTGCTCGATTTTGTCAATGAGCTGAACGAAACCGGGCGTATTCAGTACGACGATTACAGCCGTCTTTTTGACTTGGTGCAGGAGTTTGCGGGAGCGGAGGAGGCGATCAACGCCGCCGCGACCGATATTGCCGCTCTGCTTTGGCTGAACGGCAACTGCGAATACTGCGAGCATGGAGAGAAAGAGGAATTCAGCGGCGCGAACAGATGGCATTGCCGCCTCGGGAATGGCATAGACTGCCGCCCTGTGTGGCGCGGGGCTGCAACGAAGGCATCTCTGCCGGAGATGCACAAAGCAGAGCCGACTTCGCTTCGTGCAAAGCCCAGCCGCGCGGAGACTATGTTCGGGCCGAAAGAGACCTGGGCTATCCCTGATAGAGCAGAAGTCGAGGAGACCACGCCGAAGACATACAAGGGGTTTCTGCTTATTCGGTGCGCACAGTGCGGGGATTTGCGAGGCTTTTGTGTCAAACAGCCTATCTCGTCTTATCGGTGTGCGGCCTGCGGCGGAGAAACGCCGCTGCACGATCTCACGTCGGCGCACATCCGCTGTAAGTGCGGGAAGAGCTTCAAGTATCGAACGAACATTGAAGAGGACAGTATCACCTACAACTGCTTTTCCTGCGGCGCGCCGGTCGATCTGGTCTATAACAAGAAAGCCCGCGCCTATCAGACGGTGCGATGATGCTCGTCATCACCGTTCATGTGAACGCTCCGGCGGGGCAGGCCATTGGCATAAAGGAGCAGATTGCTCAGGATTTGGAGCGGTATGGAGATACCCGTGTGGTGTCGGTAGAGGCAGTGCAGCCATCATACCGGCAAATGCAGATTGGAGAGACTGTCAGCCGACAGGGCGGCAAGAGGAAGTAAGAACAGATTGGGGTGAGCTATTACGACGCTTTCGGAATTGAATCAGCATTTTGAGCTGATAGAGAAACTGGCAAGGGCAAGGGAGATGCTACAGTCCTTGCGTGACGCGGCTTGCCCCGGCGCGGCTGCCCTCACAGGTATGCCGCATACTCCCGGCATAAAGGATAAGGTCGGCGACCTCGCAGCCGAGATCGTGGATATGGATGCGCGTGTCGGCTTTCTGGAGGAAGAGGTCAAGGCCAGCGAGGGACAGATCATGCCGTTCATTCAAGGCATTGACGATGACCAGACGCGCCTGATCTTCCGGCTGCGCTTCCTGAGAGGGCTCGCATGGAAAGAGGTCGCAGCGGTCATAGGAGGCCGCAATTCGGAGGATTCGGTAAAGATGGTGTGTTACCGCTACCTCGGTAGTTAAAAGCTGTTCTTCGCTGTTGCAACTCGTTTCTTGATATTCCCCGCACCATGTATTAGGATTAGACTCGTAAAATCCTACATAAGCCAGGCGGCCATCCCTCGCGGGGTGGCCGTCATTCGTTTGGGAAGGAGGTTGAGGCCTGCGCGTTACTCCTTGCGCGCCGGTCATGCGCCGGGCCCGATGTTCGCCAGCAGAGGGCAGCGGTGACATCATAAAAGGAGATTTCCAAAATGTTCGGAATTGTCATTCTGGCCGTCTATGCGGTGCTGATGATCGGTGTCACGCTGATGTTCACCCGAAAGACGACCGACGCAGAGGGCTTCCATGTGGCGGACCGGCGCATCGGCTCAGCGATTGCCGCCATGAGCATCGCCGCCACTTGGATTTGGGCTCCCTCACTGTTCACTTCCTCGGAGATGGCCTATACGCGCGGCATCCCGGGGATGTTCTGGTTTACGGTACCGAATGTGCTGTGCCTGATCCTGTTTATCCCCTTTGCAAAAAGGATCCGGGCGCAGTACCCGGAGGGCATCACCTTGACCGGCTACATGGCGGAGCGCTATCACTCCGGCAAGGTCAAGGGAGTCTACTCCTTCCAGCTCGGTGCGCTGGCCGTTCTTTCAACGGCAGTGCAGCTGCTCGCCGGGGGAAAGACTCTGGCCCTCATTACGGGGCTGCCATTCTGGAGCATGACGCTCGCCCTGGCAGCTATCGCATATTCCTACTCCCGCTTCTCCGGGCTGAAAGCCTCCATCATCACCGATGTCGTCCAGCTGGGCATTATCCTCATGGGTGGCGCTCTGTTGGTCGTTCTGAGCCTTCGCATGACCGGCGGCTTTGACACGGTACGGGCAGGGCTCGGTGCTGTCTCCGGAGAATATACCTCGCTTACCTCCTCCACGGGCATTGAGGTCCTGCTGGGCTACGGTCTGCCGATGGCTGTCGGTCTGATCTCCGGCCCGTTCGGGGATCAGTGCTTCTGGCAGCGAGCTTTCGCAATCCGGCGCGACCGCATCGGCAGATCGTTTTTTGCCGGTGCGCTTTTGTTTGCGCTCGTTCCGATCTGCATGGGAACGGTGGGCTTCCTCGCTGCAGGCTCCGGCTTTGTGGCCAGCGACACCGGCATGGTCAACTTTGAATTCGTTTCCTCGCTGCTTCCGACATGGGTGCTGGTCCCGTTCCTGTTTATGATTATCTCCGGCCTGCTCTCCACGGTGGATAGCAACCTTTGCGCGGCAGCGTCGCTCACGACAGACTGGCTCAGCATCGGGAATGACACGGTGCAGACTTCGCGCCGCACCATGCTTTGCCTGCTGATCGTGGCTATCGCCATCGCCAACATTCCCGGCCTGACGGTGACATACCTGTTCCTGTTCTACGGAACGCTCCGCGCTTCGACGCTGCTGCCGACGGTCATGACGCTGCTCGGTAAGAAGCTGACGGGCAAGGGCGTTTTTGCCGGTGTGCTGACCGCGCTGTGTGTCGGGCTTCCGATCTTCGCCTACGGCAATCTCGCCGGCATTCCGGCTGTGAAAGCGGCAGGCAGTCTGACGACCGTCCTGTCCAGCGGCCTTGTCGCCGTTATCGCCTCGAGAAAGGCGGTGAGATCATGAGTCTCGGAAGGAAGCAGAGGATCGACAACAGCGCATGGCTGGAAGCCGTTGCAACTATCGAAGAAGCCGTTTCCCGCGCAGAGCTGGACGAACTGACCGCCGCGACCGTAGCCGACATCAAGGCTACGACAGCTGGAAAGCGTGCCGCCTATGCGTGGAGCGCCGGCAAGGACAGCATTGTCCTCGGCAAGCTCTGCGAAGCGGCCGGCATCACCGATAGTATGATCGGCGTGTGCGACCTGGAATACCCCGCCTTTGCCGCGTGGATCGAGGAGCATAAGCCGGTAGGCTGCGAAGTCATCAACACGCATCAGGATATCGACTGGCTGGTGAAGCATCAAGAGATGCTTTTCCCCAAGGACTCCGCCGCGGCCGGACGATGGTTTTCTATCGTGCAGCACCGAGCGCAGCGTGAATACTTCAAGGCGCACGAGCTGGACGTCATCATTCTCGGCCGCCGCCGTGCGGACGGCAATTATGTCGGTCGCAACAGCAATATCTATACCGATGGCAAAGGTGTTACGCGATTCAGCCCGCTCGCTGCGTGGAAGCATGAGCACATCCTTGCCTATATTCACTACCATCAGCTCCCGCTTCCGCCGATCTACGGCTGGAAGAACGGATATCTGTGCGGCACTCACCCGTGGCCCCCCCCCCCCTGCACGGGCGGCACCGGGACCGGCCCGG